CCGCCTGAGGACCTCGACCCCTATGTGTTCCTGAGGAACGGGGGCTACATCGACGAACATGGCGTGGCTGTCGATGAGAAGCACATCAATGACGCCACTTACGCTGGGAAGAACATCTACCGGGTCATGGCAGGCAGTCAGGACAATGGTGCCCTTCAGCCAGAAGCGGGCATCTTCACCGAGCACCGCATCGAGGTGGCCCACACATCCAATGGGGTTCTGCCTGTTACCGAGCAGACCGATGGCTTCGACGCAGAACGGTTGCCCCCATCGGACCCGGACACACCTGGCGAGTCTGCCAACAAGCCCTTCATCGAGTGTGTCCTGGGCACCGTCGTGGGCAATGACCCCTTCTCTGCCCAAGGCCGGATGGAGTATGGCCTGCCCCTGGTGGCAGAAGTCTTTGACCCCTTGGGCAATCTCAGTCCCCGGACTCGGGCTGCACGGATTGCTGCATCTGACCAGGATGAGTCTGATGCTCTGGGGGAGCACGCTGCCACCCTGTTCAAGCTGACGCCCATCACGGGCAAGCTGGCTCCGACCTGGTGGTCCGTGAACAAGAAGGGCCAGGTTCGAGCCAACTTCTCTGGTGCCCCCAACGAGTTCAGTCTCGATGCGGCTATCGCAGGTGGGATGAGGGTTGCTGTCGGTGGGCGTCTCGAACTCATCCTTCAGGGCGGCATTCATTTCGGCACGAACTCCAAGCACAGCTTGCGGCTTCGCAGCGAGCAGGGACCTGTCGTCATCTATGGTGGTGGCCCCACAGCCGACGAAGAAGCGGCGATGGAGCGGGCGTATGGCACCAGTGGGGGCGATGGTGAACTGCCTGCGGTGGACATCGTGTCCCGTACCAGCACACGCATCCAAGCGGAGCGGGCCATTCTCGTCAAGGGGCAGAAGGTTGAACTCAATGCCTCGTCGGTGAAGCTGGTTGCCTTGGACGAGATGGAACTGTCCACATCCAAGCAGCTTACGGTGGCCTGCACGGATCTCAAGACCACGGTGAACGGCAAGCAGACTGACACCTACATGGGGCCGAAGAACTCCCTGCCGACCAATGGAGCTTTGCACGAACGCAGCTATAACCCATCGTATGCAGGGCTTGTCTGCGAGGAAGTTACCTATCTCTGGGGTGACCGGGAGGAGACGTTCAAGCTCGGCAATCACACCACGCACGTCGTTGTGGGCAACATGACCTACAAGACAGACAAGGGCACTTGGAAGGCTCAGGCAGGCATCAACACCCTGACGCTGGACTCCACCGACGGACTCAAGGGTCAGGTGGTGGTCGGCGATGTGTCCCTGACAGCGGCGGCAGGTTCAGCCCAGATGAAGGCCAGCGTGTCTGCTCTGGTGGAGGCCAAGGGACCGGCAACGCTGCGGTCCTCCACGGTGCTGAAGCTGGGGGCTCCGATTTCTGGTCCAGATCAGGGGCCGATCATCTGCGCCGGAAGTCTCGAACCTTTCACACATTTGCCCTACCTGACCTGGGGTGCCGGGGCCAAAAATCACATTGTAGGTATTTGAGTGCTGACTCCGCCTGTCATCTACGCTGAACTGGCGGCTGCACGAACTGCGGGTCAGTTCGGCTTTGCAGGCTACAACTTTGATCAGTTGGCCTGGGCCATTGCCTATGCAGTGTCCGCTTGGCTCAAGACAGCAGGGGTCACTCTCAGGGGGGTTGCAGTAGGTACGGCGGGCGTGGGCACCATCAATGTTCCTGCTTCCAAATTGTTGCTGGCTCCGAACCCCTCCTTGGTCATTTCCGGGCTGCAAAGCGCAGGGATGAACGGTCCGCTCTCGGTGTCCTTGGGCACTGTTGTGGCTATCGGATTGGCTAAGGCAGTGACGACCTACGGTCAGTATGCCGGGGGCGTTGCTGGAGTGGGTGTGGGAGGCGATGTGTCGAAGGCTGCAACCGTGAATGCACCCAGTCTGATCTCCCAGTTGAAGGTCTTCATGGCCTCCATCCTGGGACCTGGTGCAGCGTCGGCTCAGATGGCAACAGGTCTCGGGACGGGCATTGCAGCATTGGCCCTCACGCTCACCGGAGTGGGTAACGTGGTGGGATCTCCCAGCCTCGTCTCGGCGTCTGGGCAGTCAACCTCTGTGGTGGTTTGATCATGGGCTTCACGTTCGATGGACATGTCCTCCGTGCCCCGCTGCTGGCTCCCGGCAATGCCGCTACGTCAGGGGAACCCATCAACGGTGTTGTCCGAGATGTGCGGCGGCCCCCAGCTACTCGGAACGCAGCCCAACCGCAAGTCTCTGGTATGCCTGGCATCAGAGCACTCGTGGATCTTTGTGGTGACCAGTACAGGGCTGCTGTGCTCCATGCCCCTGGAACGAGCCCTCATGAGTACCTCGTGTGGGCCGCCAACTCATCCCAGTTGGCTCTGGTATCTGACCCTTCGTGGTGGACCAACCTGGGTACTGGCAGCATTCCGGTGGGCACCGAGACGGTTGGCAACCTGGTCACCCCGACAGCCCCTTACAAGGATGGCACCCTCCGCCTGGTGGTGGCTGACAACGGTGACCGCGAGATCAGCACCATCACCCACCTCGTTGTGGCCCGGGGCGATAAGACCTACAACGACCTCGGCTGGGTAAACCAGGACAACCCCGCAGCCGGGCGTCTCGGCACTGCACCCTACGAGGTTGTGGCTCCGGCGGCAGCCGACCAGAATGGAACCTCTGGTCTGGTGACCCTGAAGAACTACAACGTCTACACGGCCACGGGCAGTGGATTGACGGCGGGCACATTGGCGGCGGTGCTCGGGGGTGGGCTCTCTCTGAAGCGGGGGGACAAGATCCAGGAGGTGCGCTACACAGTGGCCCCCCTCAAGTTCTGGTGGACCCGGAACGACCGCTACGAGACTCGGTTTGGCTGGGATGGCAAGCTCCAGCGGTGGAAGCCGTACAAGGGTTCCGCCCCAGTCAACCTCGGGAAGTTGGCCTATGACACAGCCTACACCCTGAAGCCCAAGATGCGGACTCTGCCTCTGGGAGCTATCTTGACCGGCGATGCGTCCTCCCCCGACGAGTACGCAATGGTGCGGCTGGGTACCAGCCCAGGTGCCCAGAGCCTGCCTGTGGGCCTCCACGACCCGGACGGGTTCACAGGCATCGAGGTAGTGGCCGATGCCGACGTGGGACCCTACGACTTCTCCGGCAAGATTCTGGCTGGCGTTGTCGGGCAGAACAGTGGCATCCTGAAGTTCAACCCCGTGTACGCCCAGAAGAATGTGGGAAAGGTGGTGTGGTACGTCTACAGCACCTTCTCGGCAGAGGCTGACGGGGTGCTAGGGCCACTCCAGGGTGCGGATACCAACCCGCTGTACCTGGCACCGATCCCTGGGCCGACGGACCATCCGTTCATCCGCATTCAGAACCGCACACCGCTGACTGTGACCCAAGTGGACACCGAGGCTGACCTGGTGGCTGTGGCAGACCCGATGGAGGGCACATGCCTGGTGGCCCAGAGCACAGGGCGTTTGCGACTCAGCCCCACGGACATTGCCAAGGCCAACCCAAAGAACCTGTCCCAGTTCAGCAAGCACTTCTTGGGTGCGTCAGTCATCTACGAGGGGGTGGCCCTCAATGCCAGGCCACAACCTACCCGTTCGCCTGTGCCCTTGGTACAGGCCGATGGGGTGACAACAACTCTGGCACCTGTTGCTCCGATGTATTTGCCCCGGTCTCAGGTGTGGCCGGAGGACATTGAAGGTACGAGTCTGGAATCCTATATGGGTCTCGGGGTGTCCGGGGTACTCCAGATGCCAGATGGTACAGGAGCCGTGCCCACTCCCGAACTGGTGGACCCTGCCGGTGTGTCTGTGCCTGTGCGCCCGGGTGGCGACACCTTATTTCCTTCACCCCAGTCCCTGGGTTTGGTGTTGACCATTGCCGATGGTGTGGGCGACACGATTCTGTTCTCACAGGCAGGAGCCATCCCTGAGGTGTTGGTGGTTGACCGCCAGAGCGATGTGCCCCTCCTACCCTTCCAGGTACCAGGGGGAAAGGCATACATCTCCAAGCAGATTCAGCCTTTGCCTGTGATTGGCTGGGGTGCCAAGGTGCAACTTGGGTCGGCGGACCGGACTGCATTTGTGGGCAAGAAGGTCTACTTCCTCCAGGCATCTCTGAACCCTGCAACGTACACAGACAAGGCTCGGCTGTACTCCAAGGGTCGAATCATTTTCCGGTTTGATGGCACCGAGGTGCTCTACTTTGCCATCGGTGGTGTGATCCACGACTGGCACGCCAGCAGTTTGCCTTCCCAGAGCTTCTACTCGGCAGATGAGGTGGCTGCCTCCATCCAAGCGCGGATCACGGCTCAGGGCGGGACGGGCCTTGCCACGGCGGTAGGGGACCGCATTTGCTTGGAGACGGTCAACCCGAACACGGGCACGGTGGAGATCGGTTGGGGCACGGTCAAGGACCTCAGTGGCTGTGCCGCGCTGGGCTTCTTGCCTGGCTGGCGGGCCAAGGGGGGTAAACCCAACTGGCTCTCTGATGCAGGCATCTCGCTGGGCTTGTCCCGCAGCCTGCTGAATCTTGACCGGAGCAAGGCCACCTCGGACTACAGGGCTCGGACGAGGCTGGAGAATGTGACCCTGGCGGACTCCATCCAGTCCTCCCCGTTCACCTTCCTGGACTACCCCCCGGTGGAGGACATCTCTGGGTTCGATGACGGCGTGTTCTTCAACCTCCAGACCGTCTCGACCCAGGGCGCTGATGTACAACTCATCGACAAACGCCTGGAGCACTTCGAGGACATCCAGTATCGGTTCCCTGAGGGCAAGTTTGCCTGGCTCGAACAGGAGGTGTCCTCCAACCAGGTGCAGCAGAAGACCACAGCTTTGGCACTAGGCAGGGCCGCTGTGGTGCCGGAGACGCTGCTGGGCGCTCCAGGCATTGGTGGGGGTCTGTTCACTGCTGAGAGCGGTGGTCGGTATGCCTTCCAAGAGCAAGGGGTGGACTACATCCTCCCCGATGATGGTTTGCCTGGTGTGGCCCAACTGGTCACCCGCTATGGCGCTCTGGTACTGACGGGCGCTCAAGGTGCCTTCACTCAGGGTGGGACGACCTTCACTGATCCCACTGCCGACTTCCTGGCGGACTCCACTGACCCGGACATCGATCCGGCCACGGGCCAACAGCGCATTGACAACCTGGGGGACCTGGTGTGGCTGCCAGTTCTTCGGGAGGGGTTCCGCATCAAGTTGCCTTCGGGCTCATACCTCGTGACAGCGGTGACGGACGCAACCCATGCAGAGGTCACTCCGGCCTTTGTGTCCTCATCCACGCGGCCTACACCGTGGGAAGCCTACATCGGTATTGCAGACAGCCTGTACGACCCGGCCATCGTGGCTGACGTGACGTACAAGCCTTTCGACCACTTGCAGGATGAGCCCTTCAAGGTACGGGTCCTGTCTCCCTTGGGCACCATCGCAGGCAGTGACTTCTCGGCCTTTGTGGCTGATGCCGTTGCCAAGGGCCGGTTGATCTCCTTGCGGTTCGGTCCGGTCCATGCCAGCACAGGGGTGATGGCTACGCTGACCCCGTTGGCCGTGACCTCCCTGGGTGTGGTGGCGAACAACGTGTTGGTGGCTCCTTGGACGGTCCATGTGGCTGAGGGGGCCTTCCAGATCCGGGTGGGGACCGAGACATACACCCCGGTGCCGGTGATGTCCTTCTCCCCGAACCCAGTGGGCGTGGAGTACCTGACGGGGGCTTGGAACGATGGTGTCACGGTGCATCCGCAGGGTGAACTGAAGTTTGCGGCCAGCGTGCTCTCGGACCTGCAATCCAGTCAGGTGGTTCTGGCAGAGACGCTCAGGGTATCAACGAACTTGGCCAGTGGGCAGGCGGAGTATGACCCCAAGACGGGTGCCCTTCGTATCGCTGCGGCTGATGTCTCCACCCACGCGGGCAAGATGCTCTACTTCGTGGAGCAGATGATCACCAAGGGTGTGTACCGCGATGTGGGCGTCTCCCCCTTGGTGGGGGCGGTGAGCTTCACCAAGCCCATGTCGCCGGGGGCCTTGGTCGAGATGGTCTACTGGTTGGCTGACACGGAAGGCCGTCGGGTGGGCACCCCCACGGACACGGTGACCGAGTTCCTGCCGGTGTTCGTCCGGGGTGAAGTGGCAACGCGGCTGTCCGACCGTGAGTTCGAGTTGGACCCCAATGGTGTGCAGGTCTGGGATGACCGTATGGAGCCTGTGGTCTACATCGGCCCTACGCAGCAGAACTTCGGCACGGTGGACTTCACAACTGACCGACCGGGGAATCTCAAGGGTCTGCGCCTGAACTTCAACCGGGCGATGGCCACTTGGATTGATCCTGTGGCGACCTACGCGGTGTTCAATGCCCAGGGTGGGGAGCGGACCTACAGCACGTCGCAGTCGCCGGTCTATCGGCCTCCATTCTTCATCCAGGCCAAGCGGGACAACTTCGGTTTGCGGGGTGACCGCACGGCAGACTTTGTGCCTGGGCAGATGCTGCGGCTTGGGGCTGAGTGTTTCTACCTCACCCAGATCAGGTACTTCGCGCCGACGGATCAGACTCGCATCGACATCTACCCGCCCACGACCTTGGAAGTGGGATCGCGGTCACCGGGCAACGATGTGCTGGCTCTCATCACTTCGGTTCCCATCACGACAATGCTCTACCCGGATGGGCCTACACCTGTGCCGACCACGGCCAAGGCCGGGTTCATGCAGGTGGTGCCAACCACGACCTTCCCCTTCGAGCCCGTCAATGCTCGGCAGGCCAGCATGACCTTCCGGGGGGATTTGTCCCAGTTCGCTGTGCCAGGGCACATCATGGAGATTGGGGGCAAACCTTTCACCATTGCCCAGGTGACTCTGAACGATGATGGCACTCGCACGCAGCTTGCGTTCACCACGGCGTTCCAGCAGGCCGTAGACCCCGCAGGCACAACCATCAAGCTCTCCTACCGGCCGGTCTACCCACCGGAGGTGCGGGAGTTCGTGGGTAAGGGGCCAGTGGTTGCCAGTGAGGGCACGGAACTCATCTTGTTCGGCGAGACAATTGGGGGCATCGAGCAGCCTGGGCGCAGCCTGGCGGAAGGTACAGAGTTCAGCCTCGATTCTGAGACGGGTGTGGTGCAACTCTTGGGGCCGTTGCAGGCTCCTTTGGGTCCGGGTCAGCGCCTTGTTCTGGCGTTCACTCAGATGCGGGTGCTGGAGCCCTTCTTCTCTGGTGGCACTGTGGTGTTCCCCCGGTGGTCAGCCAACTACCGTTACAACACCATCCCCTCGAATGATAACGGTTTCCTGGGCGGCAGGCTTACGGCGACCTACACGTTTGACAACCCGGACACGTTCTACTTCAGGGCACTCCCGCTGAAGTCCTATCTGGGGGAAGCCCTCACTCAGGCTTTGGCCGAGATGTCTCAGGGTCAGCCGTCGAGCGGGCCGAGACTCACCACAACAGCGGGGACCCAGAACTGGGAGCAGGGAAACACTGGGCTGCTGGCACAGCAGCGTGACTTGTTCCAGAAGGACCGGGCAGCACGAGCTTTCCTGAGCTTCTACAACGACACCATCGTGGCCTTCGAGCAGGTGGATGAGACGATCACTGGCGAGTTCATCGGGGATCGGAGTGGCAAGTTCCGGTTCTTTGTGGGCCGGGGTTTGGAGTATGCACCTCCGGGTTACGAAGATGAGATCACGGGAGACTTGAACCCCAACAACATCTGGGCACAGGTCTTCAACGAGGCTGACCCCACACGGAACATCACGTTCCTGGCGGGCAAGGACCCATTGGTCATCCCCGTCTCTTGCACCATGACCAATTTGCTCTTGTCGGGGCCGCCCTTGGGCGTGTCTACGCTGGGGCATCTTCAGTATCAGCAGGTGCTGCGGGTTCGCAACGACGTGGACGATGTGCTGCTTCTCCAGGCATCCAAGCCTCGGAAGGTGACGACCTCGGCTCCGCCCTACTTCACGGTGCAGAATGGGGGCATCTATTCTCGGATGGGCCTGCCCCACAAGTTCTCCCGTCTGTACCCTACGACAGCGGGGGTGTTCTTCACTCTCCAGCCAGGCATCGAAGCGGACCTGGCGGCAGGCAACGTGGGCACCTATGCCTACAGCAAGGTGAACTCCACGACAGGGAAGGCAGAGAGCACCCACAACGAGCAGGTCGGCCAAGTGGCCAATCCGGTGCGGGGTGACATTGAAGCCATCTCGGTGAGCACACTGCGCCCTCGTGCAGCCCGTGCCCGCATCTGGGGCTACTACCCCAACGGGTTGCCCACAGCGGCCTTTGGCACGGCCATTGCCCGCCCTTGCATGGTGCTGTCGGCTGTCCCCCTGGCCCAACTCCCCATCTCGCCTCTCACGGGCTTCCCTGACCCCACCAAGTTCTTGTCCCAGTCGCCTACGGGCACGGTGCCAGATGCAGTTGCAGGGGACCCCGAGATGGCACTCCCCGGCTTCAAGGCAGGGGACAAGATTGCTTTGGGCAGACCGGACGGCAGCTTCCTGGTGGCGGCCTACCCCGAAGAAGTGGACGTTTTCGGGCAGAAGATGTTCACGGCGGTTCTGATTGACACGGTGCAGTTCGGCTGTGTGGTGACATTCAAGAACCGCAAGGGTGCAGCCATTCTGTCCCCCAGCAAGATCCTGGTGGCGACAGCACCCAACGAGGGCACACCTGCGGACCAGTTCGGTATTGACAAGGCCGACACCCTCTACATCGTGCCTGCGGACACGGCAAACCCCATCTCAGACCCGGCTACCCAGTCGGCCACGATGGCAATGGCACAGCAGGCTGCGGCCACATCCCCGGCGTACCGGCAAGGCTTTGATTTGACGGTGCGGCCCGACGGCAGGGTGATGGACCAGTCGCTGCCCTCGTGGACTGACCCATTCATGTTCCCTGTCAAGGAGATCCTGGGTCAGAAGTCACCCAAGCCCATGAGTCACGTCGAGGGTGTCGCCGATTTTGCCAACATGGATGAGGTGCCCATCGAGTTCCCTGCCCTTCAGGGGGCTGCACAGGACGACTCGGGCGACTACCAGATCCCGTACCGCAAAGGCACGGCCACAGAAATCGACCGCTTTGATGAGCTTGGCAATCTTTTGGGCAGCCTGATGGCTCGGGATGTCTTGGCAGGTGGCTACTACCCCGACGAGATCCTGTTCACCAATGGTGAGGTCTTGGCTGCGGCGGTGTCTTTGGGCGGTGGCTCCTACAAGGAGCCCGCAACCCTGATGGCCCAGGCAAACGTGCTTCCCACGGCGACCTATGGTGCGGCCCCAGCGCGACCCGGTGACTTCGTGCTGGTTGATGTCGGGGGTGCAGAACCCGGCTGGCAGGGCATCCTGTCAGTGGGTGCCGTGCGGGAGCAGAACATCGGTGGCACCGATTGGTCTTGGATTGAGCCCCCTCGGTTCCGTACCCAGACGAATAAGGGTTCACCTAGTCAGTATCTACTGAATAACTATGCAGTCCACACGACGCCGGGCAACTACCCGGTCAATCCTCAGGTGACCAACCCGCCTGGTGTGCGGATCTTCGATGATTCCGCTGGGGTCAAGACCATCCTGTCCTTCCAGGACACGGTGCTGGCCCTCAACGATGGCTCGGTACTGAGCACGGGCAACTTGAATGCCATCTTGGCGGCAGACCCTGCCAATGCCCTGGTGGTGAAGATCCTGAGCCGCCCAGATGGCACGGCTGTCAATGCCCCCGCAGGTCCTGGCACCTTCGTTCCAGCGTTGCAGGATGGCCGTCCGCTTCTGACGATCCACATCACGGGTGCAGCGGTGGTGTTCACCCCAGACCCAGCTCTGGGTGCCCCCGTGGGTGTGGCGCACCTTGGCGTGCAAGTGGGAACCTTTGACCCTGTGACGGGTGAGGTGCCTCCGGGCACCGTGGCAGACAGCAGGCACATCATCATCGATGGCGTCACTGGCTTGGCCTTCTTCAACGCGGCCTTCTTTGGTGCGAACTCCGACTGGTTCCTGCCCTTCACGGTAGCAGGCACTTTGCAGTCGAGTGCTTATGGCTGGGAGTACGCTCTGGACGTGGACTGCACCGCAGGGGGTAGCACCTCGGCCTTTATCGGTTCCGACCGGTTGACCTTCCATGAGGCCCTGGACCTGCGGTTGTCCCGGCCACGGGATTTCATGCTCACCAACCCGAACCCACCGGGCTACAACTACGAGACAGGTTTAGATGTCACGGGCGTTACGGTGGCTCTGGGTTCTCCTCCAGCACCTCCTGTGTTCTCGGGCATCAATGACGTGGCTCCGGGTGCTCTCAGCTTCGTGAGTCGGACAGGCTCCACGACACTGGCAGGTGGAACTTGGGCACCGGCCCCCACTCCGGCGGATGAGGGTACGCTGCGGGTCATGGCCTTCGAGTATGGAAACACTCCCATCACGGCATCCAACATCGTGGCCTCTGTGCAGGCTTCGCAGACGGTTGACCCCGCAGGCGGCGACATCCTCACGGGCAATGGTGTGGCCCTCCAGAACTGGATCTCGGCCATCACACCGACGGCAGGCCTAGTGTCCCAGGTTCTGAAGGGCGATGTGGTCTACATTGACCGGGCAGATTTAGCCCATCCTGATGCGGCCACGGAGAAGGCAGGCACCTATGTCGTCCGGCACGCGGTCGAACCTGATGGTGTGCTGGCCTACAAGGCCGTTTCGGTGAGTGCCCCAGTGGGATCTGGTGGTGGCTTCATCGCGACCCGGTTCCCTCGGGTGTTGTCCATCGACGTGGCGGGCTCGCGGTTGGCGCTCGACGACTACTCCATGCTCCCTGCCACGGGCAAGGTCTTCATTGTGGTGTCCTACTCCGGGTTGAACAGTTCCGTGGCGGGCATCTTCCAGAAGGCCCTCATGAGCATTGACTTCACGGGACTGGACGGCTTGGGGCTCATCCTGGGGGCCGCCAACACTTGGCGCTGGGCGGATGACTCTATCATTGTGGCTCCTCTCACCGAGGTCACCAACACGATGGTGGCAGGCCAGTTGTGTTCCTGGCACGACACGCCAGTTGCAGGTGCAGGCCCATCCCTGCCTGGCCGTATGACCCTGAAGGTGGCGGTGCGTGGGGGGCAACTGCCCGATGACTCATCTGTGGTGGGTTACCACGACTCCCCAGCGGTGGCGACTTACGGCTTCAACGCTCTGACTCTGGAGAACTATGGGCCAACAAGCATCGTGGCTCCCAACATCCTGATGGGTGCCCCCGCCGTGGGCCAGGCTCAGGTCACTCCCGCAACTGTTTGGGCCAGCGGGACCTTTGATCCCACGAATGCCGAGGCGGTCTACGCCGACGTGCCCGCCACTTTGGTGCTGTACCTCACCAACCTCCAGGGGACGACACTCAATGACCCCCAGAACCATCTCGGTGGTGGCCCGGGTGTCGCCTGCCTGCTGCCCAATACGGAGGTGCGGACGGAGACAGCAGGTGGGCTGCCCGGTTTCTTCGCTCGGGGCGGCGTGTTCATTGAGCCCTCTGTCCCCAATCAGCCGGACATCTTGGGTGCCCTGGCAGTGCCAAAGGTTGTGGATGCTTCGCACTCGCTGCTCTTGGCGCAGGTCGGGATGCGTTCGGCAGCCACTGCGGAAGAAGTCCACTTTGAGGTACGGCGGGTACGCCGTTGGCACAGCAAGCAGAATGCGCTGAACGATGCCTTCCAGCCGTTGAAGTACGCCTACGAGATCCGCAGAGGTACCATCACAGGCTTCAGCCGGGATGCACAGCAAGTAGGTCTGGTCACTGCGGCTTCGGGAACCAACCTGGGTGGCTTTGATTCGGAGGACGTGAACATCCATGCAGGGGACATCTTCAGGGTCACCGATGCCCTGGGCACGGTCTTGGCTGATGGAGTCATCTCCGAGGTGGTGAGCGCGACGCAGATCAAGATTGCGGCCCCAGGGCTGGCCGTGGCTGCGGCAACCGTGGTTGGCCGGTCCTTTGAAGTGTACTTGCGGCAGTCCCCCTGCCCGCACGAGCAGTCCAACGAGCAACTACTTGCCCTCATCACAGACAAGGTAGTTCACCGGACCTGGGCAGACCGCACAGACCCTGATCCGCAGAACTGGACTGGCGGTTACGTCCCCGAGACAGATGGCACGGCCAACTGGGTGGACGTGTGCAACGTCCTCTACGATGACTCCCCTGGGGTGAACTTCACCGCGCTGGGCGTCAAGCGGGATGACATTGTGGTCATCGATCCTGTGGGTGTGTTCCCTGCGCCTGTGGTGGACGAACGGGGCTTCCGGCCCTTGGGGGATAGGAGTGTGCCGACCCGGACGGCAGCGGTTGGCCCGACGCCGTACTTGCCTGGTGCTGTGTCGAGCTTGGACGACAACCGGGGCTTCTACCGGGTGACGGTCGTACACGCAGACCATCTGGAGGTCACGCCGCTGCACACGTTTGCAGGTGGGCTCGGCACCGATGTTCTGATGGCCAGTGGCAAGACCAACCTGGTCTATGCGGTGTACCCCACGGTCAGTTCTTCAGTGCTCTCAGTGGACGGGGCTGAAGGGCAGAATGACCTGCGGCCCACCCGCAAGGCGGTAGGCACGACCTACACGAGCATGGACCCCGTGGAGGACAAGCACTCGATCCGACCCTTCAGCTACTTCATCATCCGGCCCACGACCATGTTCTCCAAGGCTCTGGTGGACACTGTGCTGCTGATGCGGGAGCGGATGCTGTCCCTCATTGAGATGCTGGGCACGGTCACGAGTGGTGCCCGGGGCGGGTTCTACTGGGATTGGCAGAATGATGAGCACATCTCAGACCTCGGGGACCCACTGGACCCGGAGTCTGGTCTGGGCCTGTTCCCCAATCGACTGGTTGTGGGCTTGCTGGGGGAGACAGGTATTTCTCCCTTCTGCAACAACAGCACCTGCCTCTCGCTGCTGGACCGCCGGTTCTGGGTACATGACGTGCGGCTTGACTCCCTTGCACCAGACCCGAGCAATCCCTATGCAATGGTCACGGCAGTCCTGCCCTTTGATCAGCCGGGTGGCCCCTACACGGCCTACACCGACACGGCGACGCTGACGGGTGGGTCGGAAGTGCGCCCTGTCCTGACGGATCATCTGGACCTGATCCTGAACGTCCGTGACAGGTTGCGGGGGATTCGGTACACCTGGTTGACGTACAGGACGAACCGCTTCCGGGGTACACTGGCGCGCATTGACCAGTACAATGCGGCATTGCCCAAGCTGCTGGCCGACCGGCAGCGGGCCTTGTTGCTGGAAGCCTCTGTGGGCAAGGTGAGTACATGAGCCAGGACGACACCAAGCAGGACACCACATGGGGCACGATGGGCGGTGGGGAACCACAACGCCCGCAGTTCATGCAGGCCCAGGCGGACAACCTCATCAAGCTCCGAGACATGCTCCAAGCCACCGTGGGCCAGAAGCAAGCTGAGATCCAGTCGCTGCAAGAGAAGCTGCACCGGCTCAAGCACGGTGGAGGTAGCTGATGGCAGACGAACCTTTCGGCCAATGGGGCACCGTCAGCTTTGGCATCCCAGATTTTCTGGAGTCAATCCGGGATTCGATCAATGACTTTGCTGAGTTGCTCACTACTTACTTGGAGATTGCCAACCAGGCATTGGAGTTCTCCAAGGCCTTCGTCAAGGGCTACATTGACCCAATGTCCGTCCTCATTGAAGCCATCATCAAGGAGATCGTGGCCTTCCTGGAGAGCTTGAAGAGCATCGGTCTGTACCTGACGGGGGACTGGGCGTTGCTCGGGTGGCCGCCCGAGGATTTGCGGGGGGGGTTCCAGGGCTTCGAGCGGCGGATGATTGCTCGGTTGACAGACCACTCGGACCCGACCAGACCGGACATTCCAAGCACGACCAAGACGCTGGGGTTCTTTGCCTACGTCTCGGTGGACCCAAGCGACTTCGAGCGCCTGGTGAGCTTCATCGTGTCTTTCCTGAAGATGTTCGGCCTGAGCTTTCCCCCGGACACCTCACGGTTCCCTGTGCCCACCATCAAGGGCGTCAAGTACAACAGTCAGGCTATTGGGGTAGGCACGGCCCTTCAGTTCTCCGCTATTGGGGATGCCCTTTGGACCTCCGCAGGCACCCCGCCGCAGAAGGCCAGCATCACCTGGGTAGCCCAGCCGTCCTCCCTGAAGCATCCGGGGAACCCATTCCCGGTGCTGGGACCTTCAGGGTACCTGGTAACGGTGTCTACCATCCCAGAGGGTGTTGCCCTGAAGTACGCCCGTCCCAAGGCAAACACGGACAAGAAGCCTGCCAACGGCAACCAGAAGACACAGGTGCAGCCTCGGGAGTACGGGGACGTTCGAGATGCCTCCGGTCAGCCCATCAAGCTCTATGGTGGATCAGAGATGCTGGACATCGTGGGGAGCCCCTTTGAGTACAACAAGGGCATTGATTCCGCCACGGGTCTCCCCAAGGACGGCTATTGCCAGGTCTTTGGCCGTCTCGACCCGGCGACCAACGATGTCATCCCTCTGGAGGACTTGGGGCCAGCCAGCACGAAGATGGGGGTTCCAGGCGATGGCCGGGGGGCTGACTTCTTCCTTCAGCGGACGTTCCTCATCACCGATGGTGTCGCTCTCGCTCAGTGGTTCTCTGGGGAGTACCATGCTGTCCTGGACCTGAAGGACATGCCCCACCATGCTCGGTGGGAGAAGAACACCTCGGGAAAGATGCAGCGGGTGGACTTGGGCAAGGCACCCGTCTACTACGTCCGGGTGTGGTCTGTTGGCAAGCAGGTGGCTGAACAGAAGTTCACTCCGCAATGGGACTTCAAGAAACTCGCTTTCACCGCAGCCACTTCAGGTCAGCCATTCGTAGTGAACCTCAGAAGTGGTGCAGCGTCTCTGGGCTACCCCAGCACGTCACGCAAGGTCACCTTCGTGCAGGCCAACACCCAGGAGTACATCAAGGCATTGCAGGCCGCCCTGCTGGTGCTGGTGTTGTCCCGTGCTGACCTGCCGACGTTGGCAGAGGTAGAGGCTACCAAGGGGACGGCGGCTGCGGAGAAGTACCGTGCGGGCAAGTGGGCCGCATCCGGCTTTGCCACTACGGCGACTGGGCTGGAGGATGCTCGGGGGCTTCTCCTGCGACTCTACCCAAACATCAAGTCGATGGAGGTTGCAGGGCAAGACCCGGTGAAGTGGCGGTCAGACCTGTACAGCCGCATTCGGGCTTTGTCCTACGAGTTGTATGCCAAGTCGGGGACCAACACTCGGGTCGAGAAGATTGTGGTGGACGCCACGGTTCAACTGCGGTCTGCGACCTGGGGCACCATCCTCAAGGTTATGGTGACAGCGGCAGATGCAGCTACAGCGGCGAATCCAGTGGACCCGGCCAAGACCAGCCTGAGCCAGGCTCAAGTTGCATTGACCAAGGCCCAGGTTGCATTGGCTGATGCTGATGATCAACATCTGGCTTTGGCCCAAGCAGCCGTGGCTCAGGCGCAGGCCTTGGCTGATGCAGCCAAGGCGAATCTGGCCAAGGCCAGGATTGCTGAAGCACAGGACAAGACAGCCCAGGCCCAGTACAACGCTTGGGTGGCCCACCTCAAGGCGACTGGCAGGCAAGACCCCACGTTGTTCGAGGGCTTGAACCCGGACAATGAGATGGGGCGCGACCCTGAGTACGGCCTGGCCCCCAACCCCTTCTCGACAGGTATGAACCCCACGGACGTGGATGACCTGTTCTATCTGGACGGTGCCCTTCAGAGCCGGGAACAGGATTTCGTGCTGTACGACGGGGGCAAGCTCGACATGACGTTCGAGGAGAAGGACCCGGTGAAGGCTCTCCGGGCGGTCAATGCCGCACCCGAAGGCATCAAGCGGATCTACAAGATGTTCCTCCAGGCAGATGGCAGCCTCCTGATCCCCGACGAGTACCGGGCATACCTGACAGCCAAGAAGAAGGACAAGAGGGTTACCAGTTCGGGTGATTTGACCCCGGTGTTTGTGGTGGACCGGCAGGAACTGGTTGCCCTGGACAGGGACAGCACCGCTTTGGCTTCGCCTCCGAAAGGATCTTCACGGCCTGGTCTGGTCTTCACCCGGGGGATGCTCCGGGTAGCCTATGCCAACACGGGAGCGCCGGGGCAGGTCTTGACACCTCTGTTCACTCAGGCAGCCCAGGTGTTGAGCATTGCAGCATCAGAACGGCCTCCTGGCGATGGTGAGTGGATTGCCCTGCGGTTGTTTGACACCTGGCCGGAGTTGGAGGACTTCCTGCGGGCAATGGAGAACTGGACGGCTTCCCTGGCAGAGGCCGCACGATCGATGGCTGATGCCATCGTCAAGTACATTGCCTTCATCCAGGCCCAGATCGTGGAGCTTCAGCAACTCATCAGGCGGATCAATGCTCTCATTGCATCGTTCCTCAACTTCTCCTTCGCCCTACCTCAGTTCTCTGGGCTGATGCTCAAGTCGGACGGCACCGATGGTGTTTTGGCCGACCTGGTGGCTGCGAAGAACAAGCCGTCTGACCCGCCTTTGTCCTATGGTGGCGGAATTGCCCTGGTGATCCCCTTTGCTCCCGGGTTTGTTCTGGACATCATCAAGGTGGCCTCTGCAACAGGTGATGCGCCCGCCACGCAGAACATCAATGGGGCTACGACCGTGACCCGTCCGCCACCAGCCATTGGCACGGAGGCCAAACAGCCAGCAGTTCCGCCCCCGGATGATGACCCCTTGTAGGAGGACCCGATGCCATCATTCTCCAAAATGGGAATCTTTCCGGTTGGGTACTTCCGGGGGATTACAACATGGCTTCTTCGGGAGCGTCGGGATGTGACGGCTCGCATTGACACGCTAGAAGCAGAACTGGTCCGCATCGGTGAGGTGAAGATCAGTTACCGACCGTTGCCCGAGGGGGAGGGTGTCAAGAGGTCGCACCAGGCGACAGGTTTCGCTGTGACCAAGGGGTCCAGCGTGGCCCGCCTCATGCAGGCATACATTGCTACCGGGGGAAACCCCTATGACATTTCCGGGTTCCTGCACCCGGACACGACAACATGGGTGGATACGGACAGCGGTGCCGTCATGATGGAGCAGTACCCCGGCGGCGGCATGATTGCACCGAAGTCGGCGGAGTACGTCACCAAGTCAGAGCCCACCTCCGAGGACGGGTCCACCCCGCCGGAGAAGACGGGCTTTGAGGCCTACCAGGGGGGCATGATTGACCATCCGGGCTATGTGGCTGGTCGAATGGGTGGGCGTCTGGACCGGGGCACCTGGGACAGTGACACGGTGAATCTGGTGATGCACGACGTTCGCAAGTGGGCCAACAAGGAGATCAAGGCTCGTCTCCAGGACATGGAGTGGCGCATCGTCAAGCTCGCCGACCTGGCTGAGCAACTTCGGCAGGAGCGGGATTTCATCCTGATGGATGCCTTTGCGGGGCAGTTGAACGGCTTGGGGCTTCTCGATGAGGTCAAGCAAGATCCTCGACGGCTCTGTCAGTGCATCATTCAGGACATGTATGCTCTGCTCTACGAGACGGATGCTACTGGGGTGCCGTATGGCTTCAGGGCCAATGTGGAGACGGGGTTCCTGCGGTTCGTCTACCCTGACGAACCGGCGGACCAGGACCGCTCCTGACGTTTTCGCGTCTATACCTGCGGGCAGGTGGGAGGTGCTGGAGAGCATGTCACTCGATTTTCAGTTGGCCTGGCCGTGTCCACACCTGACGGTGGAGGAAGTTGTTCCTTTGGGGGCTGACCGCATGTCCCTCAAGGTCCGGCAACCTATTGCGGCTCTGGGCACCGTGCTGGTCATGATCAACGATGACCCTGACCTGTACGTCCCTCGGAACGGTTTGCAGTCGGCAGCATTGCTCTCCAGTTCCGTTTCTGGCCCCTTTGACATCAAGCAGAATGAGGACGTGCTCACGGTGGAGACTTCCACGGGCACGGAGACGCTGACCTTTGGTGCTAAAGGCACCATCAGGCGGACGACTGACCAGGTGATCAAAGCCATCCAGAAGGCCAACTGGACACATGTGTCGGTCAGCAACGACCATGGCTACCTGGTGCTGGTAGACCCAGACACCCTGGGGTCTAAGGCATTTGTCAAGGTGCGGGGACCCGCAGCAGCGGGGCTGGGCTTCGGGCAACCAGGAGTCTCCGCTCGACAGTGGGTGGCCTACGGGCGGGAAGTCTACCCGGGCTGGGACCTCTATTTGCGTCCTGACGAGATCACCAATCGCTACATCCGGTTCCGCAAACCTTTGCAAGGCAACCCGATGATCAAGGTGACCTACTCGGCTCCTGTGCAGCGGTGTTTGCGGTGCCGGGCTACCTTCGTGGAGAATGACTACCGCTTTGATGAGTCCGGGTCTTCCATCCTCATCCAGAATGAGGACCTGCTCTACCAGGCGGTGCTCAAGATTCTTCTGACCGACCTGGGGTCCAACCCGTTCCACCCGTGGTACGGCACCTCGATTCGGCAGCGCATCGGGTCCAAGGCGCTGATGGGCGTAGCCTCGGTGCTCAGTGAGGATGTGCGGCAGGCGCTGAGCCGTTACCAGGCTCTTCAGACGGAACAGGCCAAGTACCAGGTGGTGAGCTTCAAGGAGAGGCTGTACGGCATCCTGGGTGTGGACGTGAAGCGACACCAACAGGACCCCACGACCTTCCTCATTGATGTCACCGTGCAGAATGCTTCAGGGACGCCCATCTCGCTGAACATTGTCTACACCGTGCCGGAGGTGGTGGCCCTCATGGGCAGTAATTTTATGCTGTTGGGTGCAAATCCAGTTTCGCCTCAGTGATGTGCGGACAACCTCCCCGGTACTTGGCCCAGTTACAGTTGTGGCAAAGCACTTGGAATAGGCCCGCAGGGTAACCTTGCTGTCTGGCCCACCGATAGACTCCATAGCCCGGCAAACTTCTCCTGTGCTGTGTCCCTCCGCCCTGAAGATGATCCAAGGTAAGGAACACGAGTTCTGTTTCCCCACAGCACGAACATGCTCCGCCATAGGCTCCGAGGACATCTGCCCGGAGGCGCTTTCGGTGTAAAGTTGCTTTTTGCCTCTCCTTTGGGGCAAGCCTTTCGTGGTGGTCTTTTCGATACTGGTTCGCTTTGGCATAAGTGCAGGGAATGCAGGTAGTAGCCTCTTGGAAGAAGGGGCCAGGTTCCCCACATACGAAGCACGTCCCATCAAACGCAGCACGGTGCTTGAGGGTGTTAGGATCCTGGTGAGACCGCCATCGTGTGTAATGTTTGATGCAGTAACCCCGGGCTTTCAAGGGCAGGGCGCAGGTCGGGATGGTGCAGGTGGATCTGGGTTGCTTTGGTGTCTCTTTGATTCGGATGTTGGGGTCACCATGCCGTCGCCACCTTTCATAGTGTTTCCGGCACATTCCCCGACTGGTGGTCGCTTGGGCACAGTTTTCCAGTTGACATTGTCCGCTTCGTTTCATGGGGGCACCCTCCATTAGACTTTGCCCAGTTACAGTTGTGGCAGAGGATCTGGTACTCCCGTGGGAACTCCAGGGCAATGATCTGGTCGTAGACCTTGATGAGCGATCCGGCGGACTGGACGTGCTTGCGTCCTCCACCATGGACGTGATCGATAGCAAGAAAGACTTTCCGGGTTTCCCCGCAACAAGTGCAACGAGAGCCATAGGCTGCAAGTATCCGTTCCCGTTTCACCTGGAAGATGGAGTTATTCACACTGCACCTGGTCATAGGCTTTATGGTGACACAAACAATCTGCCTGGCTACAGGCAGATTGTAAAGGGCGTTGATTTGTCTATCGCAAGCCTTGGTAGAGTGCCGTTCTGCGCGGCCTACTTCTAGGGAATCAGCCCACCGGGTTGACACCTGCTGAGTCCATGCAGATGTTCAGCACAGACCGGAACACCTTGACGGGAGGCCGCTAGTGGCTAACTACCCTGAGTTCATGGGCTCTGATGGCGTCCTGCGCCAGAACTACGTCCTGACCACGACGATTTCTACTCGGTTGTTCACGGGCACCATCCCAGTGGACGCGGTGGATGTGCAGGTTTCGGTCCGTGGGGCGACGTTCACCTCGGACCCAGACTACATCACCTTCGAGGGTTCATCTTTCACACTGCCCAACCCCTCGGCGTTCCCTACGGGCTTGCAACTGCTGCCTGGTCGCAATGACGTTCGCATCCGGGCCATCCTGTCCAACGGTTCAGTGACCCAGGAAGCCACGGCAGAGGTCTATCTCTCGCTTGAAAGTGACGTGGGGGACGTGGCTGATGCCCCCACAGGCATCTACCTGGAACGGTTCGACGACACGGTGAAGATCACGGTCGATGGTTTGAACCCGCCGAACAGCACGGTGGTGGGCTACCACTTCTATGCCTCGTCTTCGCCTGGTGGCGGCACCGCAGGCTACTACCGGATCAACCCCGCTCTGGTCATTTCAGGATCGGTGTTCGAGGACGTACAGGCGTTGTCGGCCCTCTCGGTCGATGCCTCTGTGGTGGTCGATTCTGAGGGTGTGACCGCAGCCGACCCCCTGTACTTCCGGCTCAAGGGCACCCAGGAAGACCGCAACGCCCTTGTCCTGGCGACCAACTTCAACGAGGTCATGGAGATCCCAGAGAACACTGGGCGTTTCCGTGTGGAGACAACGGTCTCCACGGTGCGGGAGACGAATCGGTTCAGTTTCACCCATGACCGTCAGGGCACGCTGAACACGACCAACCCGGCGTTGCCCCAGTCCACCTTGGCCTCAGTCCCCCCAACGGACCCGCTCTACTACGTCGTGACAGCGGTTCACCTGCTGGCTGACGGGACAGAGGTGGAGAGTGCCTTCAGCCCTGAGGTGCTGGGGTCCCCTCTGCGGGTCACCCCCAACGTGGGCAACTTCCCTCAGGTGAGTCGGCAGCAGATGCTGCGGGCCGCCGTACAGTCCATCTACCGCTCGCACCCCCAGATTCGGGTGGACCCGGGCTCCGCGCTGCGGGACACGTTCTTGGACCCCTTCACGACGGAGGCCGACCGCATCCGTTTCGTGATGGACTTCCTGCACAATGCCCAGAGCTTCACGACTTTGCTGGCGATTGATGACCCGACCCTGTCAGGGACGAGCATCCCTGTGGCTCAGTCGAGCTACAAGGTGGCCCTGCGGGAGGCGTTCTTCCTCACGTCGGATGCCGCCGTCCAGACCATCATTGACAACTGCTTCGACAAGCTGGCGAGCAACTACGGGCAGCACCGAGATGGTGGCAACAGGTCTCGTGGTGAGGTGACTTTCTATGTCACGGCCAAGCCTGGCTCGTCCATCTCTCGACAGATTGGCACGGTGGTCGGCAGTGGATCAGCCACCTTCCGCACAACTTCTTCGGCAACCATCTCGCCGGCAGGTGGCGGGCGGAACTACAACCCCGCGACTGGCAGGTATTTCGCTCGGGCCTTCATCCAGGCGGATGCCCCAGGTACGGCAGGCAACTTGGCCGCTGGCCAGATCAGGGTCATCTCGGGCAACACCCTCAACGTCCAGGTGGTCAACGAAGGGCCGACCTTTGGCGGCACGGATCGGGAGTCCAACTTGGCCCTTGCTGAGCGGGCGATGCGGGTCTTGTCCGCCGTGGATTCGGGCACTTTGCAGGGCTACAAGGACAATGCCATCAACGTGCCCGGAGTTGCTCAGGTTTCAGTCATTGAGGCAGGCAACGTCCTGATGATGCGGGACCGCAACAGCGATGGCCGTCACGTCGGTGGCAAGGTGGACATCTACTTGAGGGGCGAGAGCGTCTCCAAGGTCACCGACTCCTTTGCCTTCGCCTTTGATGTCGGCGAGAACATGCAGTTCGAGCCTGTGGGGGACTTGTCAGCCCTGCGCTTCCGGGTCATTGACCCTCGGGTCACAGAGGCCATGCCTCTCATCGAGATGTTAGACCTGCCGAGCTTGGGCCTGGTGTTCGAGAATGCCACCCAGGGCTACGCCTTCGACCTGACGGATGTGCAGTATGGCCCCTACAACGAGATCGTCCTGTCACCGACCTACAACGACCCGACGGCACACACCTTGGGCGACCAGTTCAGAGGCAGCTACCGCTACCGCACGAGCAACAAGTTCGTGCTCACCCGGCAGCCTGCCATTGAAGTCTCGTCCTTCTCGGGCACGGTGACCGGCGAGGTCACACCTGGCATCTACAACCTGTACCGGGCGGCGGACCCATTGGATGTGGGACGGTCGAGCTTGGCAGGGGACTACATCCAGGTGCTGGAGCCTGTGAATTCCTCTGGGGCAACCATCCCTTCGGGCACCCCAGTTACAGTCACGGATGAGGCACATGTTCTTCTGGATGGCATCGAGTACCTGGACAACCTGGGGGCCAACTACCTCACGGTGCGGATCTGGAACAGCGACCGGACCACTGAGTACAACGGTCCCCTGTCCAATTTGACGCGGGACTTCACCATCGTTCCTGGCACCGAGGTCAAGCCGTTGGGTTTCCTGCTCACAGATGGGTCCCGGATGAAGGCCGGGGACACTGTGCTGGCGGACTACAGCCACGATGAGAACTTCACTGTGGCATACACCAGCAACGCAGTCGTGTCGGTGGTCCAGAACATGCTGGCGACGGACTCACATCTGACGGCAGACGTGATTGCCAAGTGGGCTGTCGAAGTCCCTGTGGACATCGAGGCCACCATTGCCATCGAGTCTGACCAGGTGCCAGACACAGTGGATGCACGGGTGCGGACGGCCCTGACGACGTTGTTTGGTGCCTTCGAGCTTGGCACCCCCATCCGGCAATCCGACGTGATCCGGGCCATTGATGAAGTTCTGGGGGTGTCCTACGTCGTGACCCCCCTGGTCAAACTGACCTACGGTGATGGGGCACTGCTGGTGCGGGAAGCTCTGACCACCGCCATCGAAAGTGATGCCTTCCAGGTGGCCGCCTGGTCATCTCCCACGGTCAAGGTCTACCTGATCAAAGAGTCACTCAGGGCGGCCACGACCTCCGCAGGTGGTCCTGCCCATGAGTTCCGGGGCGTTTTCCAAGATGAGGTGCGGATCGAACACCAGGAGACAGCGCCCAACTACAATGGTTACCCACTGCTGGCGTCCGCAGGTGGTGCCTACATCATCGGGGCTGATGGCCTCGACATCCCGGGCTATTCAGACGACGCCACTATCGTGGCGAACTACGTCCTGCCGACCAACACGGACGAGCGGGCAGCGGAGGTTCTCCGCATTCGCAAGTCTTTGACAGCGAACCGGGTACTGGTGAGCCTAAAGCCTGGTGGCACCCCGGAGGACACGCCGCTGCGGCACAACTACACCGTGACGTACATCGTGTCCGGGGACATTGGGGTGAAGAACATCGCGCCTGGTCCCATTTCATACTTGGTCCTGGGCGACTTGAACTTCTCGTATGATGAGGCGACCTGATGGCAGATCAGCCCACCAGCAAGACCACGTTGCCAGGTCTGCTCCCGCAGAACCCATCCTCGGTGACCCCGCAAGGGCAAGCCCTGGTGGTGGCCCGGCGGCAGCAGGTGGACAGCATCATGGCGGTGTTCCTCCAGATGCTGCCGTCGAACTATGTCTCGCAGGTGCAAGGCCCCTTCTACACGGTGCAGTTCCAAGCCGTGGCTGAGGTCATCGCCGACATCCAGATCGCAGCGCAAGAGGCATTCGCCGATTACGACTATGACTACATGCGCCCGGAGTTCCTGTTCCAACTTCTGGGCAGTCTGGTGTTCCCTGACGCGACCACGGATGGCTACCCCCTGCTCAAGGGTGATTTGACCTACCGTGAGTTCATGCAGCGGATGGTGGCTTTGCTTCTCCAAGGGGCGACCAAAGCCACGGTGGAGGGCGGCCTCAATCTTCTCAACCCAGATGCAGTCTGGACGGTCATCGAGAAGGGCCTGGCCGCTCGGGCAGAGAAGAAGCGCACCTGGAACAAGACTCTGGGCATCTGGGAGGCAGGGCCGGGCTCGGCTTGGGGCTTGGACGACCAGTTCGAGTTCGAGGTCAACGTCGTCTACAAGGACCCGACCACGGAGCGTCAACGGTTCCCCGAGGACCCCTTTGTGCTCCAGGAGAACGTCCGCATCGTTCTTCGGGCCTTGAAGCCTGCCCACACGCTCTACGAGTACCGGCACCTGTTTGTCGAAGCCTTTGGATCCGTGTTCGATGATGCCTCGGCCTGGGACCTCTCCAACTACTACTACGAGGACTTCCGCAAGTTCTGCTGTGGCGCTCGGCAGGTTACAGGCACGGTGGGCACAACTTGGGCGGACAAGACGTTGTTCAGCGACCCCACGAGGGACTTCAGCCAGATCAGCCCTGGTGCAGATTTGACCATCACATCTGGCCCCAACAGCATCCACTCTGGGGGGGTCGAAGGCACGCCCGCTTCGATGGATGCCAAGCAGATCGGGCGTTACCGTGTCACCGATGTGCGGGCCTTTCCTCTCGGGACAGACACAACGCCTCGGGCCTACACGACGAGCCCCACGGGCTTGTCCGGGACGGCCACGATCTCAGGGGACTGCCTGGAAGACTCAACTCAGAACTTCGGCCTTGCTGTCGAGGGTGAACTGATCACCTTTCTGGCTGGCCCGAACTCGGGGACCTACAGGCTGAAGATGCTCTTGGGCAACACGGGCGGCACGGTGGGCCTCACTGCTGGCCCGGCAACACGGGCTCGGATTGCGATGAGTTTGCTGCGACTCGACCGCAGGATGCGGTATGCAGCCAGCGGACAGGCTTACACTGTGACCGTGGATCGGCTAGGGGTTCAGGTGCCACACAGCGTTGCAGGGGAGGACGCCACGGTTCACTTCATCCTCTAGGCCGTATTTCGTCTATACGCCGGAAGGGTAGAGGGCCACGCGACCTACGGAGGATCGGATGCCAGCGGTTATCGAAAGCACCCTGTATGTCACCCCTGGTGGTGCCGTTGTTCCTGGCTCGACCCAGCAGAACAGTCGTGACGATCTGCGCCCGGGCTATCAGGTGCTCCTGCACTCGGTGCATGTGGCGACGACCTACTCGTGGGACTTGTCCTTCGCCTCAAACTCGCCGGGCTCGACCGTGCCGGGTACGCCCTTTGATGGCACCGTGTCCGCATCAGCTTTGCTGCCCCCGCTGGGCAGCACGAGTCGTGATGCCAAGTTCAACGTGGACTTTGAGGGGTCCTACCTCATCCGTCTGGTGGTGGATGCAGGGCTGCCGACTGAGGACACCCAATTCATCCGGTGCCGGTTGCTGACCCTGTTTGGCGAACTCAAGCTCGTGGCAGCGGGCGAGCGGCGGGATGAGAAGGGCGTGATCCCAGTGGATGCAACCCCTGAGGGCTGGTCCAACGACCAGAACGCCAACCTCCAGCGCATCTCTTTGCTTCTGCGACGGCTTTCGACCAGCGGCCGGGTGCTCTATGTTGATGCGAACCGGGGTCGGGACAATGGGGCGGACCAGAATGACTACGAGAATCTGATCAGCCTCCCAGGGCCAGATGGGGCTCGCCCGGAGGAGACAGGCATCAAGGTGCGGGCAGTGGCCCACGGTGACTTCGCGTCCATCAACGAGGCCATTGCCTATGCTGTGGCTGCGCCTAGCCGAGGTGAACCGGCTCCGAGTGACACCAATCCGTACCTCATCAAGATCCAGCCGGGACTCTACGAAGAAGACCTGAACCTGGCGGCCTACGTCCACATCATGGGGGACTCGGGGCAGACGGTGACGATCCGCACAGTCAATGCGGGCGGAACGGGGACGCACACTTTCAACCCCATGGTGCCAGCGAACCAGGCTCGGCTGATCCTCTCGGGCCTGACGTTCATAAATACGGCGAACACCACAAGCCCTCTGCTGTATTTGCAGGGCGGTGAGGTGATGATCCTCAACTGCTTCTTTTACCAGAAGGGCGATGGCGTCGCTCAGGGTCCTGCGTTGGCGTGCATCACCACTGACCCAGCCCTGGCCCCCAAGGTCGGGTTGTTGTTTCCCAGCATCAGCACGTTGGCCACGGATGACCACACCTGTGCCGTGTTCTTTGATGCCCCCGACAGTCATCTGGACTGCTTTGACGCACAGATCGAGGCGATCACCAATGGGCTGATTGTCAATCCGTCTCTCTACGAGAACTGCGATGTCTCCATCACGAACAACACCGGGGTGCGTGCGACCTACCCCTTCGTGGGTTACCCCTCATCCTTGAATGTGCTCAACAGCAGCTTTGCCACCACGGATGGAGACCACGCCATCACTTTGGACACGTTCGGTGGGAACAAGCCAGGCAAGGTGGATGTGCTGCTGGACCATGTCTTCCTATATGGGAAGATTGAGTTTGACACCTCCAAGGCATTGGGCGGAGCTTCGATCGATCAGTCTTCCGTGAGCCACATGCCAGCCCAAAACGGTGGGGGCGGTGGCGGTGGACCCCCCGAGTTTCTTCGTCTGCCTGCGGCTCCGGGGCAGTTGCCCAACATGGCAACAATCCTCCGGTCGGACACCCTCTGGTACGTCAAGGGCTATACAGACCCTCGGCAAGGTCCTGGAGGCACCCCGACCATCCCAGCAGCGAACCAGGTGAACGTGGAGGATGTGCAGCGCATTCTGGACACCCTCTGGCTGGCGGTGTTCCCTACTGCGGGCAGTCCTTTCCAGAGTCTGACCGGCGCGTACAACGGCTATTCATCCCTCGACCCGCTGGTGGCTGGGGTGGGTTTGGGCCGCAACATCAATGCCGTGGGCGGGGCTGTTCAGATCCAGGGGGCCTCATGGCCCACGGCTCTGGAGAGCAGCCGCAAGAACGGAGGCTTGCAGGTCGAAGGCATCATCGACATCGGTGGCTTCATCTCGGGTGCGGGTGCGGACACTGTAGCCAAGGTGGGCGGGTCTGAGATTCACCTGAACCCCAACCAAGCTGGAGCCGGCCCCTTCATCGGGCTCGGTCGGGCGACCTGGCCCAACGGGGTCACCCAGAAGGACCGGGGCTTTGCTGCGGGCCTCATCGTGGCCGGCGGTGCGCAGATTGAGGGGGAGACATCGGCCTATCACCTGCACCTGCGGACAGCCGACCTCAACAACCCCAACACAGGCAAGACGGGCAACATCTACATGGTGGCGGGGGCCACGCAGGGGGCCAATGAGGGTGGTGAAGTTCACCTTGTCGGGGGATCACAGCACACGCCTGGGGGCACGGTTGGCAATGTCTGGCTGGTGCCCGGCACCACGGAAACGCCGACGGCGGGCAAGGTCTGGTTCACTGGCAAGATGACAGGAGGCAACAGGGCTTCCCTGGCCCCCTCGGGCAACTTCGTACCGGGCACAGCGGGCACTTTGTTCTTCGGGACGCCCACAGGTGTGGTGAGTTTCACGTTGACGGGGATGGAGGCCACGGCCATTGTGGCCGCAACCTCCATCAACACTCAAGTGCGAGGCATCACAGCGGCAGAAGTGGCTGGCAAGGTGGTGCTCTACTCGGAGTACGGCCCTGGTGGTGACATCCTGTTCCTTGGGGGTGACGCAGCCCTCAATACGGCGATGGGTAACTACAGCCTCGGCAGTGGTGCCACGTTCACTCCCGGGGTCTACGGCCACAAGGTCGCGGTGGATGTCCCCCAGAATGGCCGTCTGCGGGTCAACGGCGACTTGGAGTACACGGGCAGTCTCATCCCCAATCCCGGTGGCGGCGGGGTGTATGCCAACACGGCATTGCCGGTCTACAACCTGGCTTTGGGTTCCAACATCGACATCCTGGGCGTGAGTCTCCAAGCAGGGGTGAACACGTCAGTGGTGCTGAATGCTGCTGAGCCCACAGGTCGGCGGATCACGATCACGGACGAGTTGGGCATGGCAACGATTGTCCCACCTGCGGCGGGCCAGCGGATCATCATCTCGGACAGTGGTGGTGGCACCCCCTTCGATGGCGGGGCTGCGACCCTGGAGATCACCGTGGCTGACGGGGCAGTGAGCCTCTACAAGACCTTGGCAGGCAAGTGGAAGTCCTACTAGGCTTGGAGGTATGAGTAGCACATGGCCTTCACTCCGCCCACGGACCCCAAGGACTCCTACGAACTGAGTCCTTTCGGCTTTGGCCCCTTCCCGGTTCCTGGGGAGTCGGTCGAGGTTGCGCCCCCTCATCCTGAGGGAGGTGGCTACGGCGGCGTGGGCTTCCTGGTGGTGGACGGCCAGGCTCCCGGGGGCACGCCCTATGGCCTCGGCTCGTATGGTTCATCTTGGTTCCGGCGGCCCCGCAAGAACATTGATGGCGGCTATGGTGGTGACCCCTATGGCTTTGGTGGCTACGGTGGCACAGAGAATGTGTCCCCCAGGGTGTCCTCGGCCATCTCCATCACAGCCTTCGAGGTGGAGGTGTTCTTCTCGGAGGATCTCGACACCAGGAACTCAGCCCTGACCGACCCCGCGTCGTACACCCTGGAGGCCATTGCAGGGGCCGCTCCGGCCACGGTCCTCTCGGTACATGTGGAGCAACTTGGCTCGGTGAACTTGGGCGCTGGGGATACCATCGCTGGAGCCTTGTCCGTCATCTTGACCCACACGGGCACGACTTTGGGCGGGACGTACAAGGTTCATGCCCAGAACGTGACTGACATTGCTGGCAATGTCATGTTGGATGTGGGTGCCTCCTTCCTGGCTCGGGGCGCAGCCCCCCAGTTCGTGGCGGCCCTCCCCCAGATTGACACGGGCGACCAGGTGGGACTCACCTTTGACCAGGACATGCTCAGGGCCGCCGATGAGCCTGGTGCTGGTCAGGGTATCTCTGACCCTGCGTCCTACGAGTTCACCTCGCAGGTGGCGTACCCCATCTCGGTGATACCTGTCACGGCAAACCATGAGCCGAACCCCAAGAAGGTACTCCTGACCGTCCGGGGGATGACTTCCCTGACCTACGACCTGTTGGTGGGGCCTGCCTTTGCCTTCAGCTATGACACCATGGCAGGGTTGAAGAATGCCATTCGCATTGACACGGGTACGGGTACTGTGGCCATCAGTGGCAGCAACCTGATCTTGAGCCGAGCGAAGAACAACGTCCTGGGCATGGAGTGGCAGGACACGAGTGGCACCATCGTGCCCCTGACTTCAACCTTGCGGGCGGACATCGCCTTTGACTTCAGCAACACGGCCTACGACCCGGCCATTGGCACCTTCCCTCTGCCCGAGGTGGCAGAGGTGGTGTTCCAGGATGGCCTCCCAGGCGTGGGGCTTCTGGTGCGAGCCACTTTGCAGTACGGCCTGGCAGGAGTGGAGCAGATCCGGCTCCGGTCTGGCAGCTTCGATGTGCCATTCGATGCCACTTGGACGGGTGGCAGGCACACACTGTCCTTTGTTCGCAACCAGAAGGCCGGCACCTTCGCCTTGGTGCTGGACGGCCTCCCCTTGGGGGCTACGGCCATTGGCAACTTGGATGGGGTGCCCGAGACGCAGGCCGGTTTGCGGTTCTCACTCCTGTCAGGCGGCTGGGACATCTCTGGTGTGCGTGTAGGTGCGCTGAAGGTGACCTCATCCACGACGGTCTACTCCGCAGCTTGGAACTTCTTGCATGAGGGCGTGGTGTCCTTCCAGGGCTCCGCCGTCTTGACACGGGACACCGTGGAGACGCAAAGAGGTCCCCTGGTCAAGGGATGGGGCGATGCAACGCCGGCAACCAAGCAGGACGTGGCCGTGGTGGTCAATGGTGTGGCTGTCGAGGTCGCTGATGTCAACCCGTACATCGGCAAGATTCGCACGACAGTCCCTATCCCGTTGCTGCCCCCGGGTGACCCCCAAGCCAGCGTGCAGGTGGACTACCAGTGGTTCAAGTCCCCGATCATGGAGTTCGCAGGATTGAACACAGAGGGCCTGGTCCTCAACAAGTTCGACTGCAACAGGCGGGGGCATCACGACCCAACGGCACCTGGCGATCAGGTACAGGTGCTTCCTGGTCCTGATTTCTTGGCAGAGCCCGGGGAGCCCAAGGGGGCCGTGGACATCCACCGTTTCCCAATGGGTGTCGTGCTCGGACCGATGCTTCGGGCTAAGCCACTCTACATCGGGCACAGATACATGGGCTTTGAGCGGGCCTACTCAGCTCTGATGAACAGCCCCACGACTCTGACCTTGAACCAAGCTCCGAATCGAGCTTCTGTGCCCGGTTTTGACCGGACGGTGCAGGGCGTGAGTGTGGCCTATGAGGGCTTGGTCAAGCCGGGAGCCTCGTCCCCTGCTTGGGCTCTATCAGGGACGGATGATGGCGGGGTGGACCACAGTGCTACGCCGGGCATCGACTTGGGCACCTACACGGTCATCGACGCACAGACAGGATCTTACCTGCCCACCGCAGAGCAGGCTGTGGTCTACAGGCGTGGCGTGGACTTGTCCTTCTTGTCGAGCATCAGCTTGGTGGCTCGCTTCCAAGTTGCTTCAGGCAATCTGTTTGATGCGACCCACCCGGCGACCCGGCCTGTCTCTACTACGGTCACGACCCCGGAGGGGGTGTTCACGGGCGTGGGCTTTGGCATCCACGACAACCAGCGGCTGTATTTCTGCGGTGCGCTCCTGGTCAACGGCGTGGAGCATGTGGGGCTCTTGCTCAACCCGAAGCGGCCCCAGGAGGCCACATCATGGAGCATCGGTCCCAGGGGCATTCTGACGGCTTCCAGCCAGACTCGGGGGGCACTGCCCACAGTCCAAGTTCCTGTGGGCTTCACCTCTGGTTCCCGCTTTCAGATTCTCACAGGCCCGCAGGCGGGGGTTTACACCGCGACCAGTGTGGTGGCTCAGACGGGGGGTGCCACGACCGTGGAGTTCACTCCGGCACTTCCGGTGCCCTGGGATCAGTGGGGACAGAAGTACCCGGAGGTTACCTTCGAGACGAGGACGACGGCCAAGCCATTCACCTACCGGCTGGACATCCACACGGATCAGCAGGTGGCAGAACTGCGCATCTCGGGTGAAACCCAGGGCGTAGTTGCTGCGATCGATGGCAACGTCCCCGCACTGCCTGTTCCGGCGGCTACTTCATTGCTACTCCCGATGGACGGCAATGGCCAGGTCTTCTGGGGCTCCTTGAGTCGCCAGGCAGCCAGCCGGGCTACTTGGTCCTTCATGCGCTACGGCGTCATCCCCGATCAGGTGTTCAGCCAGGGTCATGCCGTGGTGGTGAACACAGAGATGGGCAGCTTGCCTGAGGACGATGTCACAGCCCGGTGGTTCCCTCGGCAGGACTTTGGTGAGGCCAGTATTGGAACGGGGATGCTCCTTAAGACTGGAGTTGCCCATGAGAGCCTCGACTTCACCTTTGGCTACACCAGGGTCGAGCCCTTTCTCTCACCCGAGGCCTTGTTTGACTTCCGGGCGAAAGTGGCCCTCGATTCAGGGACTCTTGGCGCGGGGGATGTGGAACTGTCCCTGGACGACACGCAGAGGGTTGCCAAGTTGGTGCCCTTGCTCTACCAGAGGGGGTTTGGCGGGGAGGCAGACAAGCGCCTGGTGAACCTGCCCTCGGTGTCCATGACGGGCTTCGCCTTGCCCGAGACGCTGGGGTGGGCCAAGCAGTCAGGGAGTACCCTCGGGGTATCTGTGGCGGGTGCCCAGTTGATTACGACCCAGACGGCCATGACCAAGGGTGGCTGGACGAGGAATCTCGACTGGAATCTGATCGGGGCACCTTCGACGGATGAAGGCCGCATCTTTGAGGCACGGCTGGCAGTGAGGGCTTACACGGCCAATGCTGCGGGGGACACAGGTATTCGCTTTGGCTGTCAGATGGCAGGCCCCGTCGTGGATGCGGTGGTCCAGGTGGAGCTTCGTGCCGGGGGCGTTCCCGGTGTCCGCCTGCGGACTGCGGCGGCCGTGGTCCTGGAGTATGACTTCAATTGGACGGACGGGAACCCTCACACTTACCGAGTGCTTGCGGACGGCGCAGCGGGAACAGCCACCCTGGTCCTCGACGACACAGTGCAACTTCCCGCTGCCAACCTCGGACTGTTCGATGGTGCCACGGACACGGTGGCAAACTTCTTCGGCTGCACCGGTCTCAACGGTCTCAATGTCATTGACGCCACCCTGTCTTGCACGGTGGAGTGGCATCACTTCCATAGCCATGTCATGCCCCCAGCCTCGGCTCTGCGTACCATCGGTGTGTGGCTCGGCGGGGACAAGAATGACATCAATTCCTTCGAGATCCCCCGCACGGACACCTCATCTGCACCGAACGCACGGGAAGTTGGACCTCTCATTGAGGACATGGACTGGCGGCAGAGCATGGAGCTTCGGCTCTATCACGATCCGGGTTGGGGCATCACGGTGTTCCGGCCGGACTTGCCCCCGCCCCCCTACTATCAGCCTGAGGACGGTCAGGCTGGTCACGGCTTCATCACGGATTCAACGGAGCCATCGGCGGGCTGGATCAACGTCGAGTACCCTTCGCTGCCCCGGTCCCCGGGGACAGCACTGGGCGTGGTGGCCTTTGGGTCTTTGGACAGCAGGAGCTTGAGCCAGTCGAGGTGGGACTGGGTGCGCTACCG